CGCCAATGCCTTGTCTGGGTAAAGAACAGTATGGTCATGGGCCGTCAGGACTACCAATGGAAACACGAGCCATGCCTATACGGATGGAAGGACGGCGCCAGTCACTACTTTATCGACGAGCGGACAAACGTAACCGTTTATGAGGATAAGATCGACGTCCGCAAGCTAAAGAAAGATGAAATGATCCGAATGCTGGAAGAGCTACTCAGTGAAAAAGTAAGCACCAGCGTGATCCACGAGGACAAACCGAGCCGAAACGCAGAACACCCGACCATGAAGCCAATCCGACTATTGGCCCGGGCCGTCCGTAACAGCAGCAAGCCAGGTCAGGTCGTACTCGACACATTCGGAGGCAGCGGAAGCACAATGGTGACAAGCCACCAGCTGGGGCGGAATTGCTACGTTTTGGAATTAGACCCCAAATATTGCCAGGTAATAATCAACCGGATGCAAGCGCTTGACCCTATGATCGGAATTGCCATAAACGGCGAATAAACAACGGGAAAACAACGATAATGGCAAAGTTCACAAAAGGAAACAAACAAGGCAACCGGTTTACAAGAGACAAACAGCCCAAAAACCCGGGGCGAAAACCGTCCCGTTTCGAGCAGCTGGTCGCCGCTTTCCGATTGGAGGACACCACCAGGCAAATCAGCAAGGCCGACGTTTTAAGGCTAATGGCCTACCTTTTGAGCTGCACCAAAACAGAGATAGAAGTAATGCTGCGCAACCCCGAGCTCCCCTTTGCCATAGTCGGCCAGATACGGGCCATGATTACCGACGTACAGAATGGCAAAACCGATACAATAGACAAGATTTTCGACCGGGTTTATGGCAAAGCAACCACACCAATGGAGATCACTGGAGCAGGCGGAAGCCCGCTAATCCCGGACAAACCGATGAGCCGCAAGGATTACGTAAAACTGCTAAACGATATGATGGCGTGAAAAGGACAATACAAAACCCAGCGATGGCGACATCATACAGGCTCCGGGCCGACCTTCAGCAATACACGCGGGTGCTTTTCAAAGCGCAATACAAAAAGCCGTTTATCACAAACCACCACCATAAAGCCATGTTTGAGGCGCTGCAGGACGTAGTCGACGGCAAATGCAGCAAGCTAATAATCAATATTGCGCCCCGATACAGTAAAACCGAAATCGTAGTAAAGAGCTTTATCAGCTGGGCGTTTGCTCTGAATCCAGCCTGTAAATTCATACACCTAAGTTATAGCGATACTCTAGTCACCGATAACAGCCGGGCAATCCAGGAGATCATGACGGAACCGATTTACAAAAACCTATTCCCAGGAAGCGCCCTGGCCAGTCCCAGGATCAGCGGCACAAAGTGGAGCACGGCTGCAGGCGGCGGATTGTATGCAGTAAGCACCCAGGGTCAGGTTACCGGATTCGGAGCGGGCGAAGTTGAAGCGGTAGAGCTGGACAAATACATCAGCAAGGGCCAAGAAGTAAACGAAGTATTTGCTGGGGCGATAGTAATAGACGATCCAATCAAGCCCGAGGACGCACTCAGCGATACCACCCGGGAAAAGGTAAACCAACGGTTCGAAAACACCATCCGCAACCGCGTAAACAGCCGCCACACCCCGATCATAATAATCATGCAGCGACTACACGAGCACGATTTGTGCGGATACCTCCAGGAAATAGAGCCAGGTGAATGGCGGGTTTTGTCCTTGCCTTGCATAACCACAAACGACCAGGGAGAAGAACAGGCGCTCTGGCCACATAAGCACACCCTGGCGGAACTATACAAAATCCGCGACGCTAATAGTTACGTTTTTGAAACACAGTATTTGCAGAACCCTAAACCAATCGAGGGTTTGATGTACCCGAATCCGTTTAAAGAATACGAGCTGATCCCGACCACACACCGAAGCGAACGAAAGAATTACACAGATACCGCCGACACCGGGGCCGACTATTTGTGCTCGATTTGCTACGAAGAAACAGAAATCGGCTGCTTCGTTACTGATTTACTATACACCAAAAAGCCGATGGAGTACACCGAGCCCGCCACCGCACAAATGTTGACCAGAAACAGCACTCAGACCGCCAATATTGAAAGCAACAACGGCGGGAGAGGATTTGCTCGGGCTGTTGAAAGCCAGCTAAGAATTGCCAGGAATTTGAGCACTTCGATCGACACCTTCACCCAGAGCGATAACAAAGCCGTCCGAATTTTCAGTAAAAGCGCCGAGGTACAAAACATGATAATATTTCCCGTAGGATGGCAGAGGCGCTGGCCCGAATTTGCCCGGCACGTATTGAATTACCGCAAAGAGGGACAGAACGCACATGACGACGCCCCTGACACCCTAACAGGCATAATCGAGAAGTTTAACGACACCGTTACAGTCGACACAGAGGAATTAGAGGCAGCACTTTATTAACCCATAAACACTACAGGAACCATGACACCAATCGAAGAGATCACTGCAGCAACCAGGCCTGGAATGCAAATAATAAACGATTTGAAACTAAAATCCATCGTATTACGAAGCTGGGCGGAGCTCGAAAAGGAATATGACCCCAAACTTCACCCGGTAATCACCGACCCAAGTTACAGGGATAAAGCCATAAAAGGAAGGATCGAAAAAGTAACCAGGATAACCGTCGACCTGCAAAGGCTGGCTGCCAAACGAATGACTGAGCTAATGTTCGGAATTCCCGTAAAGCGAGTATATAAAGCTGAAACCGAAGGCGAAAAGGAAGTCGCCAAAGTAATGGAAAAGATCTACCAGCGCAACCGGATCGACGCTGTAAACATAGAGCGTGGAACCATGCTAAACGCTGGTTGTGAGGTAGTAACCCTTTGGTTTGCCATCGAGGAAAAGAACCAGCTTTATGGCATCGACAGCCCGTTTAAACTGCGTTGCAAGAATTACAGCCCGATGCTTGGGGATGGCCTTTACCCATTTTTCGACGAATATGACGACCTAAAGGCGCTTAGTTTTGAGTATATACGAAACGACGGAAAAACATCAGTTAATTATTTCGACACCTTCACCAGCTGGGAACACATCCAATGGCGGATGGATGAAAGCGATTGGATAGAGATAACCCGGGAACAGATATCCATTGGTAAAATTCCCGCGATATACGTAACCCGACCAACGCCAATCTGGGAGGATACCAGCTGCAACGTTTATGAAATCGAGTGGGCGCTGAGTAGAAACGGCAATTACCTAAGAAAAAACAGTAAACCCAACTTTGCAATTTTTTCAGATAAGAACGTAAACCTGGGCAACGAAAAAGCAGATGATTTCCGAAACGTACTGCAGCTGCCAAAGGACGCCTCCGCCAACTACATAACCTGGCCCCAGGCAACCGATGCGCTGAAATTCCACGTCGAAAACCTGTACAAGTCGTTTTTTACACAGCTCCAGCTCCCAGACATGAGCATGGAGTCAATGAAGAGCACACCGATGAGCGGCGAGGCCCGGAAGATGGTATTTATAGACGCCCAACTAAAAGTAACAGAAGAAAGCGGGCGCTGGATAGAGGCGCTCGATCGGGAAGTCAACGTTATAAAGGCATTTTTAAAAACGATAATGCCAGGAAGTGCTGCGGCCATAGACAGCTTGCAGATTGAAACACAGGTTACACCTTACGCAATAAGCGACGAAAAAGACACCATCGCAAACCTATTGGCAGCTACCGGTGGGAAGCCGATCATCAGCCAGCGAGAAGGAGTAAAGCAGCTGGGATGGAGTGAGGACGTAGAACAGACCATTCAGGAAATACAGAAAGAATCAGCCATCGACAGTATGGCCCCAACCTTTTAACAGATGGAAGAGGCAGTCTTACAGGCCATCCGGGACATCGAGGCCAAGAAAAAAGAGGTGGGAGAGGCGCCGGATTTTGCCACCCGCCGTGAGCTAGAACGGGTCGTCAGCGACGCGCTAAACAGCCTTTATGCACAACAGAAAATCGCGGTTGGAGTAACTGCAAACGATAAATGGATTAAAGCGATACCATAGGTCATGACTGCGATAGAGTGGGAACTTGAACACCAAAAGCGGATCGAAGAAAACGCGGTAAAAGTAAATGCAATATACAATTACGCGACATACGAAGCGGCCAAAATTGGCGCAACAGTAACCCACTTTAATCCAGACAAACCTTTCAAATGGGACGATTACCCGGGCACGAAATACCGGATCGACAAACTAACAACGTTGCTCGGCAGCCAGCTCCACGCCGTAGTCACCACCGGGACAAAAGCAGAATGGGACGCGGCCAACGAGAAAAACGACGAGCTGGTGCACAGCGTCCTGGGACTGACCAAACCAACCAGCACACCAGGGAAAGGGCCGGTGCAGCTCGACCTTTTCGCAACCCCGGAAGCCAAAGCAGCAGCGGAAAAAAAGTATTTCAACAACAACCCGGACGCGCTGGCCGCATTCCAGACCAGGAAAACCGCCGGGCTAAAGTTGAGCGATAGAGTCTGGCGATACACCAACCAATTCAAAGACGAGATCGAGATGGGCCTCGACGACGGAATCCGCAACGGAGCAACCGCTGCAAAGATGGCCCGGGACTTGCGCCAATATTTGCAGGAACCCGATCGCGTATACAGGCGGTTCAGAATGTACCTCCGGGACGGAGACGGGAATCCGGTACTAAACAGCAAAGGGGAAAAGATCGTAATAAAACAGGAGCGCCGCCGATACATAGACCCACTCACCGGAAAGGAAACCTGGAAGGTCGAAAACCCGGCATACAAGCCAGGGATGGGCGTATACAAAAGTTCGCTGAAAAACGCACAACGACTGACCAGGACGGAGATTAACATGGCGTACAGGACAGCAGACCACGCCAGGCGCCAGCAGCTCGACTTCATAGTCGGATTTGAGGTAAAGACCAGCAACAGCCACCCGGTAATCGATATTTGCGACACCCTAAAAGGGCGCTATCCTAAAGAGTTTAAATTCGTAGGATGGCATCCCCATTGCCGCTGCAAGTGTATAAGCATAATGAAGATGCCCGACGAGCTCGAGGGCGACATCCAAAAAATACTAAACGGAGAACCCATCGACACAGAGAGTTTATTAACCATACGCGAGATGCCCGCCAACTTCACCAATTGGGTGGCAGACAACAGCGAACGAATCCAGGCCGCGAAAAACGTCCCTTATTTCATAGCCGACAATTACCCAGGCGGCGACATAGATGAACCGATAAAAGTAATCTCGATCCAGGAAGCTAAAGCCCAGGAAATAAAGAAAGCCCAGGAGGCATTCAAAGCAGCCGAGCAAGTAAAAGCCCAGGCAGCAGTCGCAAAAGCGGCGGAAGAGGCCCAGAAAGCAGCAGAAGCGAAAGCCGCCGCCGACAAGGCAGCAGCAGAACAGGCCGCAATCCAGGCAGCGGAACAAGCCGCCGCGCTAAAGGCTGCCCAGGAGGCAGAACTCGCCGTCCAGGAGGCAGCCATAAAAGCAACAGAAGAGGCCGCGGCCAAAGCAGCAGAACAGGCAGCAATCGAGGCGGAAAAGCAAAAACAGGAACAGGAGGCCAACGCCAAAAAGATGGCGGAATTATACGCCAAAATAGACAAGGGTTACAACAAACTAAAGGAGGCCCAACTGATCGGATGCCAGGACACACCCGAATGGAAGGCCCTGTTTGCATCGCTAAACGAGAAGGACATAACACCGCAAAAAATACAATACAGGATCGACCAAATGAATATCGCCATAAAAAAAGCGAAGGTAAAGCTGGCGATCGAGGCGGATGCAAAGAAGAAACAGGCGGAAGAGGACGCGAAAAAAGCGGAGGCGGAACTGAAGGCCAAACCAGCGAAGGATCACGCGTCCAGCGTAGTAAAGCAAGCTATCTCGCTGGGCTTGTTTGGCCCGGAATTAGACCAAACCATCATCGCAATAAATACCTCCACGGATACCACGCTGATTTACTCCCGGGCCTCCACGCTATACAAGCTAATCCAGAAAAAGAAGAAAGCCGACAAAGCCCAGGCCGCCATTGAGAAGCAAAAGGCCGCAGCAGAGGCCGCAAAATTGGCGAAAGAGGCCGAAGATGCAGCCAAAGCAGCAGAAGCCGCCAAAGCCGCAAAAAACAAGGTTAGCACTAAAGCGTTCGACGACCAACAGCTGCTCAAAGCCCAAATAAAAGCCGGGAACAAGATAAACGAGGCGGAAAAATATGGGCTGACAGGAACGGCGAAATTCGACAAACTAAAAGTCGCCGCATTGGAAGCAAACGGGAACCCGTATACAATCCAATACCACATCGACCAGATGAACATCGCAATAAAAGAAGCGAAGGCAGCCGGCGTCGTACCAATCCAGGGCGTGACCGTACCATCGGCACAACCGACACCGACAGCGTCAAAGATAACAGCACCAAAGGCCACCAAAGTAAACAAAGCACCAGCAGACCCGCTGTCCAACTCAGCGCTCCTGCAGAAATACACCCAGGGAGAAATCGACGCGCTGCACAACGCGCACAACAAATTCCTGGACATGAAAGTGAACGGTTACGACTATCAAACCCAGGTCAAAAAAATAAACTACGAAATACAATTTGTTATAGATCACCCCAAGTTTAACACCAGCCCGACTATGATTGAGCTGCTAAAAAAAGACTTGGAAAAGGTAGAGACAGAGCACCAGGCAGCGATGGCAGTCGCCGAATATAACAACGTAAAAGGAAACGCCCAGGCGATGCTAGCGGGCCATAGCGGCATAAAAGACCCAGCCGTTTTAAAGGAGGCAAAGAAGCTGCAGGCGCTAATCAAGACCGGAACCAAAGACCAGATCGAGGCTGGGATTACAGCATTCTCCACGACTGTAAACGACTACACTTACAAGTCGATGAGCGTAATAGAGAAGCTTGACATGGAGTTTTTCAACCAGGACGACAAGTTCAGTCTTTCCAAACACTACACACCAGCAGACCTGGCCGAAGTAAACAAATTACGGGAATGGTTAACCATTGCAACCAAGAAGGCAAATGGCAACATTAGGGACACCACTGTGCAGAGCAGACAAGAGATGCTGTCGCAAAAATTACAAGAGCTTTCGTTTAAGTACGCAACCAAACAGGAGCTAGTCAAAGACCTGGCCGCCACGATGGTAAACGGCAAACCGGTTTATAAATACATAAGCGAGAAGGAGGCCGCCGCGGCATATAAGAAGTACTGCTCAATGCCAAAGATAAAGGCGGGATGGTATAAAAACGGCGGAGCGATCGGCGGGAAGTACGAAGCCAGCAGCAGCGACGAGCAAGATCGTTATGACAACTACTTAAAGAAACTAAAAGCCGCCGGGCTAAAGATAGAAAATGAACCGAGCCTCGCCAGCCGGTATTTCAGAGGGAGCAGTTTTATTAACGAATACCTCCTGGGAAACGACCAGACAACCGACACCCAACACAGAGAAACGCTCGATGCTTACACCCCGGCATTGAGCTGGGCGCTTAACAAGCTGCCGCGATACAACGGTGCAACATACCGCGGATGTGATAAGGATGCTGGACTTTTTAACTCAGTAAAGGAGGCATACATAAACAAAAAACCGTTCACCCAGATAATCGGGATGAGCACATCGACAAGCCCATCCGTGGCCGACGGATTCGGGCGTGGGATCACGTTTAAAATATACGGGAGGTCTGGAGTTTACGGGGAATTTTCGTACTATAAAAACGAAAAGGAGGTTTTATATAGACCAGGCTCGAAGTTCGAAGTTTTGGAGCTAATAGAGAACACTGGATCGAATGGAATAGCGGAAAAGGGATGCGTTACCGTAATCCTGCGCGAGATTTTGGAATAAAAAAGGCCCCGGTTTTCCGGGGCCTTTCTCAAATAATAGGGGCAAATTCAAGATATCGATCCAACCAGCGAAGGCGCCCGGATTCCGGGTCGATCCCCATTTCACCGGCGGCTTTCACAAAACACCAATCCCGGAAAAACAAAACAAACGGCTCCACATAAGGCGGATCTGGGCGGGCATCCCAATGGCGCCGCTCCATTTCCCACCAGGTGCCCCCGTCGTTTCTGGCGAAGTA